CGAGTTAGCGCGAAGAGCCTTGACCAGCTCCAGCCCGCTTAATTGCGGGAGGTGCAAATCGATAATCACAACCGAAGGCAAATTAGAGCACTCGCGCAAGTAACTCACTGCTTGGGGACCGTCGATAACAAATGTAATTCGCTCTTTGTGCTCCCACTGGGACAAGATAGATTGGATTAAAAGCCGGTCTCTCGTATTGTCTTCTACGAATAAAATCATGGAACAATACCTTGTTTTAATGCTCTCTCCCTAACTATTCTGACCCGCTCATCCGCCCGAGCTTGAGCTTCCATGTGGTCCAAGTAGTCTTTCTCCGCTGCCCGTGCGTTAGCTGCGTCTTCCGGAGTAGCCCCAGGACGTTGAAGAATAGCTAAAGCAAATTCCCAAGTCTTCTTCTTCTGAGCGCCCATCTTCGAATTCACATCTACGTGAATCTCTTCCATTTTGATTTGCTGGGCTACTGTTGCCTTAGTGAGCGAGTCTTTTACTTCTTTTGCAGCCCGAGCTGTCTCCAAGTTTTGTGCTTCCAGCTTGTCGCTCAATTCGCGGGACCGCTTTTCCAATTGCTGCTCGACCTGCTTCGCCACTTCTACTTGAGCGAGCCTCTGCTTCTCTAAGTTCTCCGCCGTCTGCAAGCGAGCGAGCTCGGCAGCTTCAGCCACTCGTTTGGCTTTGTCCGCTTCCACCTTTTGTATTACAATGGAAATGATAATAGCTATCGGCGTGGCTATAGCTCCCCACTCTTTTATCTGTTCCACGAACGTGCCGCCGGCAGCAAATAAAATTAACTCGTTCATTTTTCAAAACGGTGGCGAAGAATTCCGGCCGAGTTCCAACAGGAGCTCATGTTCAATCCGGAGCCGCGCCAGCTCGTATCTTAGCTGGGCTACTTCGTTTGGGCAAGACATAGGCCAGCGTTCCTTCGGCAAGTCCAGCTTGTCGGTGGGCGCTGTCGTGCAGGCCGTGAGCAGCAAAAGGAAAAGGAAAAGTTTTATTAAGGCAGTCCCCACTTGGCTTTCAAATAATTGGTATAGAGGTTGTCTACTTCAGCGTCTGTGCGGTAAGCAGTATAAATAATCGCTTCGGCAATATCGCCGGCAAGCATAGAGAACACTGGGTTAGTGATACCCATACGGTCCAAGGTGAACGTTAGCGAAGTAGCAGTCGGCGTCCCAGTTCGATTAGTTATATTCTCCCGAAACTTTAGAGCAGTTCCGGTCCGACGCCATCCCATCGCGTGAACCGAACCGTGTGCTGTACTGAACGTCTGGCTTTGCTGGTCACTAGAACCATCGTAAATACTAATGTTCTCCACGCCGGAACGCCACCGTCGGAATTGCTGGTTAGCCGCGCTATTGCCGAAGAGAATAGAATCATTGGTTACCAACCCGACTACGATAATAGTAAAGTCGCCTGTTAGTGAAATCGTTGAGGTAAAACTTAGCTTGTCATTGTTCGGGCTCGATGCTCCATCAAAGCGCACAATTTTTCTACCATTGATGATGTTAGTTTTAACTTGAGGCTGATTCCCGGCAGTCGCCTGGACTAAATGATTGTTATTCCCACTGCGGTCCGTCCACTTAGCGCTGGCGTTATCGATTGGAGTTGCGTCAGCGTAAGTAAGATAGTCCGCGTCCCACCAGCCAGCAAGATTGCCGTAATCTGTCGGGGCAACTACCGTCACACTCGGCGCCAAAAAAGGTAAAGTAGAAAAGTTCAAGGTTGTGCTTTGTAAGAGTAATAGACTAAAGCTTCAGTGGTCCCTTTGCAGTGCAGTGCCAGCACGCCTACTTTGTTAGCCGCAAGGCTCGCGTCGATAGCCGAGCCGATAGGAATCCAGCTGGAGTTGACTGCCAAGTTTCGCAGCGTGCCATCGCTCACAATCCAGATGGTTTTCTTCTTCCCGTCGCCCCGGTTGCTCGTCGTCATGCTAGTAACAGCGGCAGTGAGGGACATCGTCTCCTCCTCCGCTTCGTCAAAGTCCCAGACCGGCGTTGCGCTCGGTGTCTTGGTCGCGACCGCGGCCACAATGTTCAGCTTGCTTACTAAGTTCTTGCTTCCGTCAGTGGAGACATGCTGGGATGCGGTAAGGCCCGCAATGTTCACCGTGCCGGTAAAGCTCGGGCTGGCCAGCGGTGCTTTGAGCGCCAAGTCCGTATCTAAGTCGTAGCTGACTAGGTTCTTGCTACCGTCAGTTTTCACCCAGCGCGACGCAGTTAAGTTAGGAATGTTAGCTACTCCCGCCGTCAAGCTCAGCGCCGTTGACCCGCTATTCTGCAACAGGATTGTAGAGCCGCGAATCGTTATTGGAACCCACGCTGCCCCGCCCCGGTTGTAGCTGGTGATGTAAGAAATTCCGCCATTGTATTCCAGTTCAAAGCCGCCCGTGCCGCCGGGAGAAACCATGCTGCCGAGCACCTGGAGCCCGCCGGCCATTGAGTTGTCAATCCCCGTGACGCCAATCTGCAAGCGGTCGCTGGCGTCCAAGCCGAGAATTGTTTTGACTACTCCAGCAAAAGTCAGCGCGTTCAAGCTCTGCGCGTTAGCCAGCAGCGCGTAGCTAGGGAGCCAGCGGTATCCGGCAGTGAAGTTATTTATCGCGCTGGAAACAATTCCAGCCACTAGCGCGTAGCCGGTCGCGTTCAAGTGGATGGCGTCGACGTTGTAGTAGGTCGTGTTCGAGTAGGAGCCATCCGTTCCCAAGTGGGTATTGCTAGCTAAGTCCGCTAGCCCATCGGCGAAGGTCGGCCAGTGCAACCGAATCAAAGCGTTGAAGGTATTTTTCAGCGAGTCCAGCGTCGCGGCCCCAATACCCGTGCCTGTCCGGGAAATCATCGTGCAGACAATGACGCTCCAGCCCGCTTTGCGACGGTAGTTGCAATAAGCAAGCAGCCGGTTGAATACAGTTTCGACGCTCGCCAAGTCTACTGCGAAGTCATTTGTCCCGCCCCAAATCACCACGACGTTCCGCCGCCCGCAGCGCGTGAATAACGTATCGACTGTATGGAAGGACGCATCCTGCATCATCAGCAAAGTACGGCCACTCACTGCGGCTTGGGTTGCGGTAAACGTCTCCGTAGTGGAGAGCCCCGCTTGATACGTGGCGACAGATAGCGAGTCCCCGTCAGTAACTAGCGTACTCGTTACCACTGCTGTGCCGTTCTTAGCATCTTCCAAGCAGCGCCACTTCGTTGATGTATTGTCGTAGACTAAGAGCACTATTTGAGTAGGGATAACAATCAAGTCCTGCGTTAGGGAGAACTGGTTGCCGGCCGAACTGGAACTGGAAAGCTTTTTTAGCACCAGGTTGAAGCTGCCCACGTTGGCTAGCGCGATTACCCGGCCCGAAGCTCCACCAGTCAACCCCGTCAAGTTGCGAGAAGCGTCAGTGCTCACCCGAATAATACTGGCGGCTGACAATCCAGTAGGCGCCCAGTCGTCAGTATCAGCGCTAAGTTGAGTAGGAGTAATCACACCCGGCAGCGCGAAGCTTGTGCTCGCTTGCGTAACGACTGGCAAAGCAGCAGTGCCAGCTAGGTCTCCAGCCAGCTTGACCCGGCCCTTGAGTGCGGTCGTGGCGTCTTCTTCCGTATTGTCGATTTTATCCCATATCGTGCCGTTGAAAACAATCAAGTCCCCTACGTTCCATTCAGCAATACCATCAATCGACGTAGTGCCAGCGACGCTTACCTTGTAGTAGAAGCCTTTAGTCCCGACTCCATCGGCCAGAGCCGGAGAATTCGTGCTGGAATTCCAAGTCCCCTGGTAATTCAGTCCGCCGACAACTGCTACCGGAAGGTCAGCTAGAACCAGAGAGCGGTAAGTCGGCGCAGCGTCAGCTCCAGTAGTCGGTCCGGCTTTGATTTTGTTGGCAGCTTGAGCATTTTCTGTTACCGCAAAACCACCCGCTCCGGTTACTGGCGAGCCCGCAACGCCGAAGTCTGACGGCATAGATAGAGCTACGCTGGTAACTGTCCCCGCTCCCGGCGTCGGAATAATTACCCAGCCACGCTGCGTGCTTTCCGGGTCGCTATCTGGAATAATCAAGTCGGGAGAAGATTCCTGGTCGGTAGTCTCCTGGAGCTGATAGTGGGACAAGACGCCAGCAATGACTACTTTTACCGTAGTCCCCGTAACAATACCAGTCACGTCGACGCCATCTAGGTTCCCCGCGCCTCCGCCCGTTAGCCCGGTGATACTCCACAACGGGAACGCCCACCGCGCTTTGTTCACCGCGTCGTCTACGTTGACGCCGGGATGTTCCGAAAGATAAGGAGTTAGTGCCATAAGCTTATTCTATAACCCAAAATTCAAAGCCGTCCGAAGTAATAAAGAGCACGTGGTCTGGACCGCTCTCTACTTCAAATGGACCGTAGCCAACCAGCTCAGCTTCCGCGTCTATTTCCGACTTGTCAATCAAATCAATGCGAGCGGTTACCGACCATATTCCCTCCAGATACTCGCAAGCATAGCCGCCGATAAATCTTACCATCCAAACAGTCAGCTCTGTATTCTTCGGATAGCGAAGCTCAAGCGAGAAAGCAGCGGCTCCATTGCCGAGAGTATCAGCAAAGAAAGTTTGGAAAGCAGCATACTGGGTTTCGTTCAAGCGCCAGCTGACCGAAGCGGGGACATAGAACTTGTCGAACCGAGAGCGGCGCACAATCGGCCCGTCGTCAAACGAGCTGGAGATGGTAGCGTTGCGGTTCGCGCCCGCGTAGTCGATAAAGGGCAACGGGAGCTCAGTGGGCCAAACAATATCGATGGTAAGGACGCTCATTTGCCCCTCCGGCGCAAGTCGAAGGACTTCTCCATCGCAGTCGGCACCACGCCAGAACCGTTCCGGATATCTCCACTGATTTCATTCTTTACCCGGCGAATCATTACCTCGATGACCCGCTCTGAGTCGTCGTTCTTTTCAGTTACTCGCGGCTGGACGTCCGTATAGTTGTTCACAACGACGCGCACCGGCTGGCTTCCGCCGAGCTTGTGGTTTGGAATAATCGTCCCCGACTGCGAAGGGGCGAAGAGCTCCGGCCCTCTTTCTCCGACGAGGAACGTGGAGCCAGGCGATACAGAACCGCCCATAGCTTTGCCACCAGCGAAAGTAAGCTTGACCGCCATCATACTGGAAAGAATCCCAGCCGTCTGCGAAGCAATAATAGCGACGGCGGCCAGCTTCTCCCAAATCGTTGTCCCCTGGGCAAACCCATCAGAGATAGCTTTCTGGATATTGAGCATGGCCGAAGCAATCGAGAAAGCTTTCTGCATCGCGAACATGGCTTGATAGGCAACAGATTGCTTCCCTGCAGACTGCTCGACTATGGAAGCCAGCGTGCCAAACGTCGACTCGCCAGAAGCCAGAGCTATCTGCTGCTGAGCTTGCGTCAGCTCTCTTACCTTGTTGTAATAATCAGTCAAGAGAGCCTTGCGCTTATCGTTGTGCTCTTTGTCGAGGCTCAACTCCAAATCGTGGAATGACTTCAGCTTTTCTATTTCTCCTTTGTAAAAAGCAATCTCAGAACCCGGTCTTCTCCCCGATAGGCCCATCTTATCGATAGCCGCTGAAGCTTCTTCTACGCGCTTCTGGTGCGCCAGCGAGGCCGCGTTAGAAACCGCTACCGTCTTCTTGACACTCTTTTCTATCTCTTCGTTGTAGCCCTTAACGTGCGCGGTCGCTCCAGTAACTATCTTGCTGTATTCAGCGAGCAGTTTGTCGGAGAACTTGCCCTCTGTGACAATCTTCCCCAAGTATACAGAAGCCGCTGCAGCGTCTTTAACGAGCTTGTCTGCCAGCTTGTCTGCGTCGGAAGCGTCGATATTCAGTTTGAACTTGAGCTCATCGATATGCTTGCCACTCTTAGAGCCCATCCAGTCCGGCAGCTTGTCCGTAATGGCGTTGATGGTCCGGATGGCCAAATTCGCTCCAGCGACAATTCCATTAATCGCGCCTTCTATTCCCCAAGTTATTCCCTTGACTACTGCTCCAACAACTTTTAGCAGCCCCGCCAGCGCCAGCTCAATAGCAATCTCCACGCCGAGAAACCCGACTTTGAAATACATCCAAGCGTCGCCGACTGCCCCGATAGCCGTAATAAACGTATCGCGGAAAAGCTCAGCAGCATGCTCCGCCGTCTCGGCAAAGTGAGTCGTGTCGTCCGTCGCTTTCAGCATCCACTTGGCGCCCATTTGCAAGATGGGCATAATCGCCAGCCCAATGCCGAGCAGGAAGTCTTTTACCCGATTCCAAATCGTCGTCATCTGCTTGCCGAAAGTCTCGTAGGAAAGCTCCGCCGACTTAGCCAGAGCTTCGTGATGCTCCCATTCATGAGC